TGGTTTTCGGAAAGCACGCCACGGTCGATGTAGCCTGTGAGGGTTTCTTCCTGGAGCTTCTTCGCTTCAAGAACCTGCTTAAGGGTCATTTCGTCGACGGCCCCCCATACGAATTCGTTGAATTCCTTCTTCAAGTTCCTGCGCGTGATGTCGGCAATCAGCCTGCAGGAAGGTTCGTACAGGTAGTCGTTGCGCCACATATCGACCGACTGACACCAAGCCTGCGTGTCGCCCTCGTTCGTCTGCGCAAGCCCTGTCGCGCTCTGCCCCCAAAGAATACTCATCGGTATGCGCGACTTTGCCGAAACCATTGAAAGAAGCTTGTTCCAGATTTCCGGCAGACCTGCGAAGTTGTGTGTGAGGATGTCGAAACCGTCATCCTTACCGGCGAACGCTGCTCGCATGCTGTTCATCGTGAGCTTCAGCAGGCTTACGACCTTGTGGATATCGTCAATTCCGCAATTCGGCTTGGAGAGCATGAGGCTCAAGTTGCTCATGCGGAGCAGCAGGGTTCCTGTTTCCTGAGCCATGTTCACGACAGCGCCTACAACGGAAGCGAGGTCTTTCAAGGACTGTTCGACAGGGTAAAGCGCAGAGACGCCGAAATACTGTTCGCGGAGGTTATTCTCAATAACGTCCGGCAATTCGGTACCGTGGAAAACGGTGCAGCGGGAAGGATGTACATCGACGGTTCCTCCGCCGATAATCTTGCAGCGAAATACTTTAGGGTCTTTGGAAGTATCGAAATCGCCGCTCTGCAGGTCTACCTTGCCTGCGGAGAAAACGCTGTACCCCTTCACCTTCGCGCCATTCGGAGCTTCTGCAGACAAGTCTTTTCCGTCGCCTTCGTATTCAGTAACGACAACGGCCCCGCCAGTAAGACGGAGCGCAGAACCGGCCTTCTTGATGGCCTTCTTCAATCCGGAAGAGTAAAAGAGTTTCAAGGCTTCCCCGCCCTTGTCCCCAATAATAGAGATGTCCTTCATGAGAGCGGCTTCCGGGAACCCGTCGACGATGAAGGAAGCGATACCGTCCTGCACCTTCATGCTGGCGAGCTCCATCAGTTTCGCCGGAGTGTACGGGGACGCCTTCGTATGGGCGGCCTTGTCCATTCCTTTTTTTCCGAGTCCCGTCATTGCGTTTTCGTAGGCTCCGTCTTTGACGGGAATACCGCCTTTTGCAATAGTTTTCTTTACCATATTCTATCTCCTGTTTTTTTTTGTTATAAAAGGTCAAGCACGCTTCCGCCATTCGGCGTAGCTAGAGTGTCGAGAGCCTGCGTCATTGCGTCAACCTGGTCATCGTGCGCCCCGTTCGGGAAAGCAAGCATCTCGTCAATAAAGCCCTTCACCCAAGGGTGTTCTTCGTCCATAGGAGGCAAGTAGACGTTTCCAGCTTCAAAAAGCGGCGAAATTGCGTAAGCCCTCGCAGTCTTGCTTCCGCGAGGGTTGTATGGAACAATGCCCGGAATACGCGAACCGAGTGCGGAAATAATTGCAGGCCCGTTCGCCTTGTCTTCAACCACCTTCTCAATCGCTTCCGGCCATTTAGATGTAGCACGTTGCATAGCCCGCACCTGAGCAACAAAGTCCATCTTCCCCCATTCGTTGTCAAGCAGGTAGAAATCGCCGCCGACTCTCGCCCACACCTGGCCGCTTACGTAGTCGCTGCTGGCGGCATCCTTGAACGTAAAGTCCCAGCTCTGAATCATACGGTCTACGACTTTCGGGCGCGTAGTCCAGTGACGGATCCAATTTTTCTTGAAAACACCGCCGCCTCTAGGTGTCGGGTGCTGCTGGTAAAGAGCGCCCCAGTCATAGGAACCGATATTGTTCCGAATCTTGTGCAGCATTTCCAGCGGATAACGGTCCGGGTGCAGGGCCTCGCCCTTCTTGCGGTGCGGCTCGTCGTGTTCGGCTACCGCCGGGTAGTTGATTATCGTCCAGCGGTCGCCGCCTTCCTGTTTCATGGCGTCAAGAAGCCTTCCCACAAGGTCATTTTCGTGCCAGCGCGTGACGGTGACAAGTACACCCCCTCCCGGGCTCAATCTGGTGTAAGCGGTGGAGGTGTACCAGTCCCACACGGACTGTCGTACCGTCGGAGAATCTGCGCTTTTCCTGTCCTTGAACGGGTCATCGATACATAGAATATCGCAACCCATGCCGGTGATACCGCCGCCGACGCCGGTACTGCGGAACGAGCCGCTGAAGCCCGGAATCTCGAACAGGTCCATCGTTCGCATGGCCATGTTGTAGCCACCGGCGTTTCTCTTCGTGCTCAAGCAGGTTCTAGGAAAGACTTCGTGGTAGATAGGATTGTCCATTATGCGCTGGACGTCCTTGTTGACGCGCTTAGAAAGGTCGTCGCCGTAGCTGCTGGCGATTATTGAAATGTCGGGGTCAACACCAAAACACCACGCAGGGAAATGTTTGCTGACAAGCTGGCTCTTGCCGTGGCGCGGCGGCATAGTGAGGATAAGACGTGGAGATTTCTTCTGTTCAACCTTGACAAGGAACTCCATAAGACGGCCGCAAATTTCGCGGTGAACCCAGCCAATCTTGTAGGAAGGCATCGTCGTCTTGACGAACGCCATCAAGTTGGTCCTGGAAAGTTCTATCATTCCGTCAGTCGGCATAGATTCCCAGCTTCCTCGCTTCCTTGTCTATTTCAACCAGGTCGGCCTTTGGCTTTGTAGTTCCAGGTTCTTCGGGATCACCCTGTTCAGCCATCCGTTGCAGCAGCTTGATCTTGGCCTTCTTTTCCTGCGAATACATCGTATAGCCTGCAATATCAAACACGAACCTTGCCGCGACAATGTCTCCGGAAAGAGCCTTGCCGGAAAAAACGGCCAGGATTCCGTTGAGCAGCGAAATCTTGTCGCTGGTATCAATGCCGATTCCCTTTAGGGCATTTTTTAAATTCTTGTTTGGCTTGAATTTTGTGTCAAGTACAGAAACGGCGAGTGTCTGGATTTTCCGTTGCTCGTTCCTGGCAATGCCGGACTTCTTTCCGCCATTCCTCCCTATCTTAGCGAAATAGCTTTCGCCCTTATTTTCGACAGTGTCCGCCAATGTAGATACCTACACTTTTTTCTGTTTCCACCATTCGCAGAATTCGTGCCATTCCACGTTCCACCTCCCGCGAACCTTGGCCTGCCTTACCGGCATTCCATCCTTCCGCTTCCATGTGTACATCGTCTGCACATGGTAGCCGATTTTGTCCGCAAGTTGCTTCGGTGAAAGGAAAATCTCGTCGCCGCGCAGGGTGACGATTCCGTTCTTACCAAAACAAGATGTCGACCTCTGTTGAGGCTCGTTCTTGGTATATCCGAAAAGGTCCATCTGCATTTATGCCTTCCTTATTTCGAATGTTACGCTTCCGACCATCATCCCCGTATCAATTAGAGGGACGCTACTTCCTTTCGCTTCTACCGTCTTGGATGAAAGAGGCGCATATTCGCCTTCATTGATAGCCTGCTGCACCGCTTCCTTCGCCTTTTCTCCAAGGACGGTGAACAGGCCGTCAATAGACATCATCCCAGACATGTACATCGGCATATACTTTTTCAAGAGCTTCGGAAAAACCTTTTGCCAAATCTCCATAGCGAAAGTCATGAACGGACGCGCCGGGATTCTCGGGTAATGCCTTCCTTCCGCAGTCGTACCTTCTTCCCTACCGAAGTTCATTGTAGCGGCAATAAGTGCAATGGACGCCGGTATTTTTGAGGCCGGAGTGTTCCTTCCGGTGATTTCCCGATACTTTAAATTAGAGCGTGCGGTTTGCAATGCGCCGTTATCGTCAAGCCAGCCAACAACGATAACCGAGGAAGAAAGCGCGTCCTCAAGTTCCTTGACCTTCTTCATAACGGGCATCTGCGACACGTCCACAACACTACCCCACGTACTTATAGACCAGGTCGCCGTTCTCGTCTTTTCCGACGGGTCGGACAACGCCTTCAAACATTTTGTAAAGGTTCTGCCCGGCTTGTGGATTATTCCAAAGCCAGTGCATATAGTCGGCCATAGTCATTCCGAAAAAGTGGGCTCGCTTTTCGCTGGAATTCATGTTGAATCCGACAGCCCTGTTCATCAGAATCTTGCCAAGGAGCTTGTCGATATCCGGCTTGATATCGGAATATTTCACAAAGCCCTTTTTCTTGGCAATCTGCAAAGCCTCGCCGAACTGTCCGCGGCTGTAGTTCCAATCCTCCGGAAGGCCGCAGCAAGAGCCGTTGTTGCGCATATCCTTCCAGTGAGCATCGGAAACATAGAAGCGCATTCCTTCTTCGTCGCAGGCCTGCTTCATGTTGTCAAAGAAGGGCTTCTTGATTTTCTTATTTAGGCGTAGATAGCCGCAGCCGACGGAATACTTCTTGTAGAAAGCGAACAGGTCAAAACCGCAAAGGTCGTTGAAAATCTTGCGCTGAGCCTTCAAGTTATTGCTTCGCTGTTCGACACAGAAAAATTCGGTGGAGAGCGCAGTCGCGCCGCGCTGCCCGGCTTCGTGGATCAAGTCAAGGTAGGTAGGCGTGGATATTCCCAAAATAAAAGGACGGAGGCGCAACGTAGCGCCGCCGCAATCCGCTTCCGAAATCCTCCTGATCGCCTCAAGGCGTTCCATCGGGGACGGGACTCCTTCTTCCATTACTCGGGCCTTCTTCTCGTCAAGGGTGATAATGGAAAACTTGAAATTCCAGTTTTTCTGCCCGCGCACAAGTTCCATGTAGCGCTCGTCCTTCGTCCACCAGGTAGATTTCGTGGAGAAGCAGAGCGGATAGTTTATTTCCTTGAAGAAACGGAGCAGTTCCAGTGTCTTGCCGTACTTGCGCTCGAAGCCGTCGAACTCGTCGGACAAGCCTCCCCACTGCATGACCTTCTTCTGCTGGATGTAAGGCCCGAACTGCGATGTTTCCGGCTCCAGGAACATACGCTTGATCTTCTCGACGTTGACGGGAAAAACCTTCTTTTCGAGGTAGTTTTCCTTCGCCTTGCCGAGTGCGCGCTGGTACTGCGAGAAACAGTACTTGCAACCGAAAGAGCAGTTGCTGTAGGTGTCAAATGTCATCGGCATGGAGCAGTCGGCAACCTCGCCTGTCCATCTCGGGCTCTCGTAATACTTGCTCATGTTTTTATCTCCATCGTCAGTAGATAGTCGTTGCCTTTCATACCAACGACATCAAAACCTTTTTTGCAATAAAATTCAGCGCCGGACAAGCTCCGAGTCGTTATTTTTTTTATCCCTTTCTTTTTACAGAACTCGACGCAACGATTAAAAAGGAATGAAGCAAATCCGCGTCCTTGAAATTCCTTTTTGGTGTACATTCCGATAATCCGGAATTGATTTTTTTGCACCTGGCCTATGATAAAACAGAAATCTTCTATCCTTTCACAATACAGGCTTTTTTTATTGTGATGGTAGACTACCCTGGTGAAAGAAACGTCTTTCACGACTTGCTTGTTTTCCGAAGTCCTGCCTATTTCAAGAAGTTTTTGATAATCATAATCCCTGTACAACTTCATAAAATATTTCGACCGGGACTACTGTTCGGAATTGAGTTCATCGAGCCTGTAGAGCACCTTGCTTATTTCCTTCAGTCCGAGAATCTTGCAGAGGGCCTCGCGTTCTTCCTTCTTGTAGACGATAATGACGCGTTCCATCGGAACTTCATCGTTGCCGACAATCTTTTCCTGCACTCCTGCGGAAATATCAACGCCCTGTATTTCTTCGGGCAGCTTGTTCTCTTCGTGGAATTCTTCATCAGCGACTTCCGGGATATCGTCGGTTTCTACGAAGGAACCGCCGACGGAGTTGCTGACACCGAAGCTATCGTCGGTAAGAGCGCCGCCGAAGCCGAAGTCCTGGAAATCGAAGGAATCGCCGAGGGCCTTGAGTTCTTCGTCTAGCTTGAGGTAGTCCCAGGTGGAAAATTCTGCAACCTTGTTGTCCGCGAGGCGCAGCGCCTTCGCCTGCTTTTCAGTGAGGTCGCTCGCCACGATGCAAGGCACTTCTTCAAGGCCGAGCTTCTTTGCAGCCTCAAGACGGGTATGGCCCGCTATAATGACGTTGTTCTTGTCCACAAGAATCGGGTTCTTGAAGCCGAATTTCTTAATGGAGCTTGCCACCTTGCTCACCGCGTCCTTATTGAATCGCGGGTTGTTTTCGTAGGGGTGGACTTCTTCAATCTTGAAGTTCTTGATTTCGAGCTTTTTGGATGCCATCTGTTTTCTCCAGGTTTAGTTTCTCCACAATATAAACAATTTAACAACATAAAACAATAGTTTAATAAGATTAAACTTATTTTTTTTGTTATATCTCTTGCCGAAAAAACATCAATAAATTATTTTTAGCTAAAAAAAGAAGGTTTATTTTGATTTTCTGTCCACACTGCGGCATAGAACTCACGCCTGAAGAAACAAAGAGAATCCTTTCGCAAGCCTTGCGAGACGGTACTGTTTCTAGGCTTGGCGGACGCCCGAAGGGTGCAAAGAACAAGTCTCCAAGGCCTGATATAGGAAAGGAACACAGAAAGCCCGAATTCCGAAAGAAGGAAGCCGAAAGCGAATTAAAAAAACTGACTTCCGCCCAGAACGGGCGCAAGGGCGGAAGGCCGAAAGGTTCAAAGAACAAGGCCCCGCGCTCAGATATAGGCAAAAAGAGGGTGAAGCACGATGAAAATGTCTAAAATACTTATACTTTGCACGGTTGCCGCCTGCGCTCTAATCTGTAGCTGCAAGGAAAACGAGCAGGAAATAAAGGAAAAAGCCGCAAAGCAGATTGTCGAAGCCGTAGAAACTACTGGGATGGCCGCCGAACAGATCGCTGAAAAAGAAACGTTCGAGGCGCTCAAGGCTGAAATAGAGGTTTACAGGAAGCTGCTTGACATTTGCAGCAAGGACTTGAAAAGGGTATGCAGCTGGAAAGAAGCCGGTTACGAACCCAGCTCCAGCGGAATCTACCTTGCATCAGAGGGGAAAAATTCACAGCTTTTCGTCGGCCCGGTCTCGGAAAGTTTCCACGAATGCGGCGGTGCTGACATTGTCGTGACCGCAGAAAGCGTGATGGTCGGAGACGAAGGCGAAGCTGCCGACAAATGCGCCCAGCTGCTACTGAAATACGGAATAAAGTGAAAATTGTGGAGTTTTTATGGTCGCCAGCAAGAATACACTTTACACGATCGACGGAACTAGCGTGAGCGAAGAACTGTTCAACAACAGGATAGGGAGCGCAATAGCTGACAAATCAAAAGAACCAAAATGGGAAACAATAGACCAGGGCAACATTTTGCACAAGGTTCTTTCAATAAAGGATTCCGAAGGTGTTAATCACACTTTTAGAATTTCCGTATCCCGCTAAAGATTTCGTTTCCCAGTAAAACAAAGACGGCACGGATTTCTCCGTGTCGCCTTTATTTTAGGATTACTGAACCTTTATACTTGAAAG